AATCGAATTATTGCACCTCTGCATTCCAGATGTTCAGTGGTTGATTTTAGTATTCCTAAGGATTGTAAGCCCAAATTGGCATCACAATTCTTTAAGCGTGTAATTGGTATTCTTGACTCTGAAAAAATTACATATGATCAAGCCGTTGTTGCAAATGTTATTCAAAAGCACTTTCCAGACTGGAGACGTGTGCTTAATGAATTGCAGCGCTATAGTGCTATCGGATCCATCGACTCAGGTATTCTGACCAATTTCCAGGACCTATCAGTCAAGCAAATCTTTGATGCATGTAAGAAGAAGGATTTTGATGGAGTTCGGAAATGGGTTCATGATAATAGTGACCAAGATCAGGTTGCCGTATTTCGTTCGGTCTATGAAAATTCATTTGAATATGTTTCAAAAAAGTCTATTCCTGAACTGATTGTTATCATTGCTGACTACCAATACAAGGCGGCATTTGTTGTTAATCATGAAATTAATATGTTGGCATTCTTTGTAGAACTTATGATGCGCTTGGAGTGGCAATAATGGCAGTTAAGCCCAAGCGTGGTAAACAAGCCGAAAAGGTAGATCCAAATGCTATATCTACCATTTTTGGCAGGGTAGTCAAACACGAAGAGAAGGAGGAAAAGGGTGCTGGTATTAATCCTTTTTCGTTCATCAACGATATTAATTTTGGTAAAGAATATATCTATAGCGATGAAACCAAGTCATCGTTTGAGCCTTATATCGTCACCAAAGCCATGTCTATCTTTCCGGACACTCTTTCCGATGCCATCTTTTTAAATGCAAATCACCATCTAGACGAAAAGATGCAACATGACTACTTATTCTACAAGGTAGCCAAGCGCAAGAGATTTAAAAAGGATGGATGGCTTAAGAAGACCGAGGACGAAAAAAAGGAATTAAAGATCCTCAAGGATATAGGTAAAACGATTAATTATAATCTAAATGAAACAAAACGATTCTGGAATATACTGACAGATGCTCAAAAGAAAGACTTCCTGGAACAATATGTCTATCCCGACACAAGAAATAAAAACAAATAAATATAGGAAAATAATAATGAGGGGCGACTATGTCTATAATAGAAACATTCCTGGAAGTGAAACTTGCTGAGGAAGAGGACTTTTTAAAAGTTAAAGAAACTCTTACTCGTATTGGCATAGCTTCTCATAAAGAAAAGAAACTATACCAATCTTGTCATATTTTACACAATCGTGGTAGATATTTCATAGTTCATTTTAAGGAACTATTTCTACTTGATGGTAAAGAATCTGATTTTACTGAAGATGATATTGGTCGCCGTAATACCATTGCCAGTCTTGTAGAGCAATGGGGTTTATTTCGAATCGTTGATTATAAGCGCTTTGAAGAACCAAAAACACCTCTAAATAAGATTAAGATATTGCCTTTTAAAGATAAAGATGATTGGACTCTTGTATCCAAGTATACTGTGGGTAAGAAAAAGCGATAAGGATATATTATGTTTAAGTGGTTATTTAAGCCTAAGGAAGTGAAAATCATCATACGTGATAAAGAACTTCAGAGACTAACCGATCTTTTGTTCCCACCACTCGAAAGAATTGAACGTGATGGTGATTTATATCAGGTAGACTATTCTGTTGATATGAATTTGGATTCAGCCCTTGAAGATCTTAAAGCAGGTATGAACGATAAAACCACCCAAGAGACCATCTCAAGGGTGTTGGATCGACTGATTGAAGCTAGAAAAATACTAAATGCTTATCCAGTACTGGATGAGAATACCAAGTTCCTCATTGTGGATAACCTACCCAACGAAAAGGAAAGAGAGATTAATCCCCAGGAGGACTAACCTTCTCTTTCTTTCGGTTATAGACTTTTTTAGACTCTACGACTCGTTTTCTGAACAAAGGTGTGTGCAGAGCCCGAGCAATAGGATTCCGCTTTTTTGGAACCGGACGCTTTTGCATAACTTTTCTCCTTTTGATGTTTGTTAAAACCAAGATAAAGTTCTGATTCCATACCGTGAGCCTCAACCTCCCATGGCCAGGTAAAATAACCACCATCATTCTTTGAGTGGTGCTTATTATGCCAGGAACACACAGAAGAGTCTCTTAGGTAATCTTTAAGTTCACCTAGTGCATATTGTTTCACATGGACCATCTCGTGCGCTAGCGCCAGCAAGGTCCGTTTTTTACCCATACCACCATCAATACGGATCGTAAATTCACGTGGTCGGATATTAATGTCTTCCCACACACAATCCGCATCAATCTTATCTTTACGAACAAGTCCTTTCACAACCACAACTCGAATTTCGATGTTCTTCAGCAGTCGTTTACTCATCATGGTTTCCCCATAATGGACAAGCGACTCAAAGACCATATTCGGATCAACCTTTGACGGTCGATCAATGAGCGTGATATGCATTAAAACTTATTCTTAGTAATATGATTCTTAGCATCCTTTTGGGTCTTGAAGTAAAGGATCGAACCATCACGGGCCCGTAGGTTATTCTGCATGGTATTATCCCACACAAAAAATTCACGGGTCAGTGTGGATTCCATGACTTGGAAACGATTTTTGATCAGTTCCGAGACATAATATCCTGGTGAGTTAATTTGAAGTATAACAGTCATATATCTCTCCTCAATTTATAAGTTATTATAACAAACTTTGGGGGTAAAGTCAACAAGAGTTTTGTTAACATTTTGTAATCCGAGTCGACGATTTTTTGGTTGACATACCCCTCAAAATGGGATATATTACCTATATAAACAAGGGAATACCTAAATATGCTTACAATCGAAATTAGTCAAGAACAAGCCGATGAAATTACAGTCATGACTTTGACTGGTTCAGCTCATACTCTTGTTGACTTGATTGATATAAACAATAAGAATCCAAATGAACATACCGAGGCTGATAATAAGTATTTGATTGACATGCTTCAGTCAATCAACGAAGTCCTAGATTACTTCGGTGGAGCACGAATCTCAATTACTTAACTGACTTGACTTCTGCGGGCTTGGTGGAATGGTAGACACAAGAGACTTAAAATCTCTCGGTTAAAAGCTGTACCGGTTCGAGTCCGGTAGCCCGCACCATTACTAAATGTTAATACTTTTTTGGTTGACAGACACTTAAAAATATGGTATAATCCACATATAAACAAATTGAGGATCCTTAGTTCAGCGGTAGAACACCGGACTTTTAATCCGTATGCCCTGGGTTCAAATCCCAGAGGATCCCCCATTTGTTTGACCTTTATTATGAAAGATATATAATGTCTGAATATGATTATAGGATTCAATTTTTGGATAATTCTGGTTGGCGTACTTGTGTTACTTTTACGGCCCTAGCAAATGGTGCTCAGGTCATGAGGGAAATGCAACAGGCGCAAGTGTATTATCCAGAGTATCGAATTCGTTGTGTTGATCACAATGATCGACTGATTGATATGTTATAAATAAGTCTATGTCGGTGAAGTGTTATGGTAGCACGTAAGTCTCCAAAACTTGAGGCGAGGGTTCGACTCCTTCCACCGATGCCAATAAGTTTAAGGGCCAGTCTTCTAATTGGACTAGGAACCCAGATTTTCAATCTGTGCAATGCGGGTTCAAGTCCCGTCTGGCCTACCATTTATTTTTGTTGTTTGACAACTTGAATGTATAAATAAGAACGGGTAGCTCAGAGGAAGAGCGGATGCCTCTTAGCATCGGGTCGAGATTTCGAAATTCTCCCCGTTTAGACTTGCTTTATTATAAATAGTCCAGTCTATTATAAACTGGAGCAATAATGTACTATACCATTTATAAAATTACAAACAAATTAGACGATAAGTTTTATATAGGCAAACATAAGACTAAAGACTTAGATGATGGTTATATGGGTTCAGGTATTTTAATCCGTAGAGCTATTGAAAAACATGGTATAGATAATTTTAAGAAAGATATCTTACATATCTTTGAGACAGAAGTTGAGATGAATGAAGCCGAAGCTAGACTTGTAGTTATTGGTGAAAATAGTTACAACCTTTGCCCAGGTGGTCAAGGAGGATTTAATGCTCATGCACATAGTCCTGAGGCAAGTGCTAAACGATCTGCTTCTGTTAAAAAACATATGTTAGAAAACGAAAACAGACGAACACAGCTTGTTAGTTGGACAAACATAAATGGCAACGGAATGTTAGGTAAAAAACATTCCGAAGAAGCAAAGAAAAAGATGTCAGGCTCACGTGGAAAATATAATGTTCAAAAGACAGGAATTAAGCGAGGGCCTTACAAAAAACGAGTATAATAAATATTTGGATCCTTGGTCGAGTGGCTTAGGCAGAGGTCTGCAAAACCTTTTACAGTGGTTCAATTCCACTAGGATCCTCCAGAGTTTTGGTTAGTAGCTCAATGGTAGAGCAGGTGACTGTTAATCACCCGGTTACAGGTTCGAGTCCTGTCTAGCCAGCCAGGTCACACAAAAACTGTTCCTATCCGGTTTTGTGCATTGTGTAGATAGGATACGCTTTTGCTGTCTGGGGGTAAGAGAAGAGATAAACTTGCTATTGAAATCAATGGTGGGTTAGCCCAGACCAAATTTGCTTCCTTAGCTCAGCTGGTAGAGCATCCTCTTGATAAGGGGAAGGTCGATGGGTCGGGACCATCAGGAAGCACCAAGTTTGCCGGATTAGCACAGCGGTAGTGCAGCGGTTTTGTAAACCGAAGGTCGGGAGTTCAATCCTCTCATC